AAGTTTACCTTAACACTATCGCCAACTTTGATCTGGCTAAGCGTGGTGTTGTTAGCTTGCTGGCCTGCGTTGGTTGCCGGTGTATCGGTTGATGGCTTGACGTAGGTCTTACCGCTGTCAGTTGTCGTGCTACCGTTGTAGCCTGAATCAGTGATGCCGGTTAGATCAACGTTACCATCAAGTCCACCAGCGCGATAAGTTGAAGTGAACTGGAAGATGCCAACATTGTCGAAACTCGGGAAGTAGCCATAATTCGGCACGGTGGTTACATTGTAATCAGGATATTCCGCAAGCCATAGCTGGTAGCGACTGGCAATCTGTGACAAGTCAATGTGACTCATCAAGAAGCTCTTATAGCCGTACAGCATTGGTGTGTAACCAGCATCGCGGATATAGTCGAGTGCCCACAGCAAGGTTGCCGTGTTGGTTGATCCAGCTTCATAGTCAAGCGCAACAATCGACCCTTTTGGTGTCTGAACCTCTGGCAAGAAGTGATCTAGCACTTGCTTGGCCAAATTCGTGTTGTCGATATTCTGCCACCAGATATATGTGTGTGCTCGCTTGCCAGCCGCAATCAACGATGCAACCTGTGTCTTGTACGTGGTTTGCTCGTACGTTCCGTAGCCGCTATAGCCACCGATTTGAGAGATGCCGAACTTGTCAGCGGAATAACCAAAGACACCATTATCTCCTTGGTACCGGCTCCAGTCGACACCTTGATCTCCCTTGGCCGCATTCACCTGCGATGGCAGGGCAAAAGAAATAGCCGCCAAGAAGGCGACTACCAAAGTGACTGTTTTAGTTTTTAATTTCATGGTGCCCTCCTTATTGCTGTGGAGCAACAGATGATGGTGCCAGCTGAGCCTTAACTGCATCTGCGGCCGCCTGAGCTGCGGCAGCTACCTTGTCTTGATTAGATGCTTCCTGATCGACTGTTTTTTGTGGATAGGTTTCTGCTAGGCTATCCTTCAAGTCCGCGTAAGCTTTTTCAACTGCGTTGGCAATCGTCTGCTCGTCTGTGCTAGTGAAGCCAAGCGATTTCAAGCCGTCTTTCACAGCCTGAATGGCAGTAGATTTCTTAACCGCACCGTCAATAGTGCTTGTCACTCCGAGCTGTTCTGCCGCTGTTACCGCTGCATTTGCCAATGGACCTAATACCTTTACCAAGGTCAGCGCCTGCTTGTTAGCCAGCAGCTGTTTTGAGATCCAAGCCCCAATGATTGGGACTGCCGCAACTGCAAGTGATACCAAAAGCTCTGTCAAATTATTCATGATTATTTTCCTTTCTATATTACATGATGTCTTCTGGTGCTACGGAATACGGGAGACTTCTATCACCAATAACTACGCTAAAATCTTCAAATTTAACTAACGCATTAGAGTTATAAAGATAAATGGGCATATGGTCATTAAGATTCCCAGCACCGATATACTTTGGAAATACAATAGTATTATGAAAATTTGTTTTGACACCTGGTTGAAGGTTTTCAAAATCTGCAGAAATTGGCATATCCCAAGCTGGACTGAAATCAGGGCCAAACTGCATACGTAGTGAACCGCTATCCGGTCTATCTATCGTTACATCATAGCTATAAGTTACTGTTAGGCCAGCTGGATTCTTAGACAATTTGATTTCTTTGATAGGCTGCCAAGTAACAGAAGTGCCTTTAACACTAATCGGAATACTTGTATTAAGTGCTAAGTTACGCCCATATACCTTAACACCGTTTTGATAAACAGCATCAACTGCCTTGCCATCTTTAATCCACGTTCCGTGTGTTATATCCGCCATTTAAATCACCCCTGAATCACATATAAACCGGTTTTGTCGGTCAATAAATCATACTGTGCTTGCGAGATGGTATTGATAACGGCAGCATCACCTTTATCACCCTTGTCACCTTTGGCACCAACCAGAGAAGCCAGCCATTGGCTTATACTGCCAGAGAAGCCAGCATTGACGGCAACTTGATATGCAGAAAGCCCTTGGTCACCCTTGTCACCCTTGTCACCTTTGTCCCCGGTCTTGCCGGTGTCGCCTTTGATACCTTGGGAACCACTTAAGTCGGCGATATAAGTGAAACTGGTGCCGTTCCAAACGTAAAGCTTGCCGTCATCTGGATCATTGACATCACTCGCAATCATGGTGAAATCACCATCAGAGAAGCCGTCACCATTCATTGCAGTAATAGACGGGAACGTCTTTACGATTTTGAAATCTTTCCCTGCATCGCCTTTATCGCCTTTTAAGCCAGTTGCTCCAACCAGAGAGGCAAGCCAGTCCGTTTGTGAACCTTTATAGCCATTAATTACTGCGATTTGGTAGGCAGATAGACCATCAGCACCTGTATCACCTTTCAGACCATTGGCAACAGCATCTGCAACTTCTTTTTTTAGTTGCTGGCTGAGGTCGCTGAACTGCTGAATGAAGTCATCAACTGTAATGCTGCTGACGAGTCCGCCAGAAAGCCCAGTGACGTTTTCATTGATTTGTAATGCCAAAAATCCGTCACTAGGATAGATGGCCGTGCCGCCGTTTACGGTGTCCCATAATTCAATCAGATAGCTGCCTACTGGCAATTGAGCCAATTGTCCGCTAGTGATGATGGCATGGTTGTCCGTGATACTGGCACTTATCCCCAGCAGATAGCCAGAGCCGTTTTTAATTCTTACCTTTGCATCTGCTGTTAAAGTTGCCGCGCTGCCATCATCAAACGCGTTCAGATGTATTTCAGTTGTGGTATCGGCAAATTTGAACTGCTTATCACCGTTGCCAAGATATAGCTTCCTCATTGCTTGCTTGTCTCCTTCCTGAGACGCTCATTCTCACGTCTCAAACGGTCATTATCTGCGCGTAATCTGTCATTCATGTCCTCAAGCTCATCATGCCTGTTCTTCCGTTTACCCTCACGGTAGGTCAGAAAAGCGATGAGAGCCGAAGCAATACCAGCAATGTATGGAGCAGAACTGACAATGATTTTAGTTATCGCTGCTGTCACGGCTGTCACTCCTTCGTGCCAGAATCAGCACGAAGGCTGTTATGATCGCATTGCTGATCCAATTTGAGTAGATTCCAGTTGAGATTGAGGTCAGAAATTGCAGTATTGTCAAGAACGACATTAAAAAGCTGGTAGTTGTGAGCAATAGACGATTGGTCACCGCTAACTGTGTTTCCCATAGCACCCAACCCCCAATCCCGAGTCCATCAATGACAAACAAAAACCCCACAATGTCATCGTTTAACCAGTCAGAGTAATGTGGGGGCCAGATGAAATAATGGTCATTGATGAGTAGAAACAAGCCAATGGCAACCATGCCAACGGCGAGTGCTGTGTGTGTCGGGTGATCTCTGATTTTATTTAGCATTGTCATCACCTCCTTCCATAAAAATAGCCGCTAGCTTTTGCTGGCGACATAGTCCTTGCCTGTAATTTGCTTGTATTGGTCCTCCGTTATTTGCCGCCCCACGTACTGCTCTATCGGGCACCCCCAAGAATGGAGCATACTGCAAAACTCAAAGTCACTCATTCTTTCCACCATCCTCCAGCTGTGTCACGCGGGCATACAGTGCGGCAATCATCTGCTGCTCAGGTGACGGTCCGGGGAGTGGATGATCATTCGCCGGATCGTAACCCTCATCGGCAACAATTTTGCCGTCTACAAGAGATGCGTGACCCTCAAAAAAATGAGACACGTCATCTGCTTCTATGATTTGTTGACCGTCCTCTGTTGGCCCTACTTTGGCATCTTCCGCTTGATAGGCCCAGTTGGTTAGTCGGTTCTGCTCATCTAGCCAAATCTTAATTTTCATTTCATATCACCACCGCATCATCAATCGGATAATCGTCTCGAGTAATGAAACTCAAGCTGCCGGTATACGCGCCTTGACCACGCCACGGAATTATGTTAATTCCACCCGCTGCAACATACACTGCACAGGCCGCACCCGGATACGACATGCTCCCAAGTAACCCTGCTGCATCGTCATTGTTAAATGGTTTGTACCCCGATCGAATGTCGGCAATTCTGACCCATCCATTGCCGTCCTTCATCTCAAAAGCAATCCCAATGGTAACGTTAGGGCCTTGCCTTGAATATCCAAGTCTCATGTTTTTAACATGATTGGTTTCAATCCCGCTGTCAAAGTGTTGATAGTAGACAGCATCTGAAGCGTTAAAAGCCGATGTCAGCTTAACGTTCGTTCCATGTGGGGCATACGTGGAAGACAACACCATGCTGCCGCCCTGAGTGCTGAACGAACTGAATACTTGACCATCATATATATATTGCGAAATGAAGCCCAATTGGTTAGTCTCATTGTGATACGCTGCCTTGTCGTTGCCGTCCATCTTGGCATCTGTAACAATGGTTCCATCGCCAATGACGGTTTTCCCACTGACTGTGTTGGCAAATCCGGCAGGCTTGACACCATTAAAAGACGAGATAAAAGTAGATCCGTTAAAAGTGACCCCATTAAAAGTCATGCCATTAAAGGTTTCGACATTTAATGCTTTGGCTGCAATTGGTTTTGAATCCCAACCACTTGTGGTATCAAATATGGCAAAAGCGGCAAGATTTCCGTCCTCGTCGGTTAACCAGTGCTGGTCCCCAGCCTTTGGTTTAGCAGGATAACTCGGGCCAACCGTCACAACTGGAACATTATCACTACCGTCTTTACCATCACGGCCATCTTGGCCCTTGAACAAGGCCCACAAGTAGCGCGTCGGGTCGGTGCTGTCAGCTTGGGTTTCGTCAACGTACTGCCCGAAGTAAGATCTGCCGCTAGCGTCTGTTACTGAAAAATCAGTTTTACCATCGATGCTATTAGCATACGCAGTATGAAGATAGCTGCTGGTACCGTCGGCACCTTTAGGCCCCGGTTTACCGTTAGCACCATCCGCTCCCTGAATCAGTGCCCACTGGCCGGCGTAATCAGCCGGATTGTCACTTGGAACGGATGACTTATTTGACCAAACGATTGCCATGTACTTCTTACCAGCAGGTAACGCTGACATGTTAGTGCCGTTGTCATCATCGGCATAACGAAGCCATGGATAAAACTGAATAGTCTTGGGCATGTTGGCCATCTTATTGGCAAGATCGCTGAGCCGTTGGTCAAAGCTGACTGTTTCATGAGCGAACTCGCCCAAAGTAAGCTTGACAGAATGGTTAGCACGACAACGCTCAATACTCAATACCTTAGCGGACAAGAATAGTTGCTGGTTTTCATCGGCGATGTGGACGGTTTGATTGAGCGGAACATATGGTGAGTTAACCAAATCAATATCGTACGTTTCGTTCGGATGATTGTATTTCTTCAAGTCTGCCAAAGCCGCTCGCAAAAGTGCCGCCTGCGATTTTGAATCAAACGTTTTAACCCGATTCCAATCAGACTGTTTTGGGTTAGGGTTGCTGTTGCTTAACAAGCGTGAATACTTCTGTACAGCAATGGTATCGTGCAAGAACCCGTACTGATCAAGCACAAACTGTCCCGTTGGATCAGTCCATTTGTAGCCAATCAAGTTGATTGGATCCTGATTAGTTGATCCATCCGTACTTTCTGGCACCGCTCCATAAGCCTTGATCGATGTTTCCATGTCATAGGTATCGAGGTGCGTGACGATATTGTTGATGTCCTTATTCATTTCAAAGGAAATCAAGCTGTCACCGGCCGTTTCATGTCGAATGTTAATGACACGTTTAACTAAATTCGTTCCAACAAACTCAAATCCAAAGCTAAGCACTGCATCAAAATCTTTTGCCACGGCAATAATGCGAGCCAACGATGATTCTTCACTAGTCCACTCAAGTGTTCGAACATTGTCAGGAAATTCGTTGATACCAATCTCCCAGCCAGAATCATTTGTAAACCTTGTGATGTATTCAGCAATCGTATATGGTTTGTCGGCCTTGAAGGCGCCAACGGTTTCGTTAATTAAATCATTACCAGCATCACTAGCAACAATTGAGTGGATATGGCCTAGTGAATCATGGTCAACCGATTCAATTACCATTTGGTGAGCGTTGCCTTCTTCATCTTGATACATGATGAAGTTGGTTGCTTTAGCCATCTCATTGACTGCTTGTTCATGATCATTTGTGAAGTGAATATCAAGAGAAAGCTCGACCGCAGGACGATTGTCAACACTTTGTTTTTCTATATCGTTGTCAATTCGCCATTCGCCTTTGCCATCAGTCGACCCAACTCCCAAAATGTTTGATTTTCGATCTGCAAAGTAATACTCCATTTATAGCCAGGCCTCCCTTATCTCGACTTCACATGCAAATGGCTGTGCCCAGCTCGAGGGCGTGATAGTAATCTCAGTATCACCGGGTGGCAGTTCAAATTGCTCCCATTGATTACCGATTGTGTGCATGGTTGGGTCAAGAGAACCATTCAAGTACGTTTTAGCGTTCGCCACATCAATCTTGAGAACATCACCATTGCTAAATCGATTCTTGATATTCGTATACCAACTGACGTTCTGCCATTTGACAGTAGACGCAATCAGATACATGGTCGATTCGCCCCACGTCTTGTCACGCATAAACCACGCTGAAAATTGCTTGGTCTCAACATCGGCAGCGTCTGCAAAGGTAAACTGTCGGGTAATAGTCGTCTCTCCCTAGATTGCAATAATAAAGTTACCACCTAGAAAGAGGCTTGCTCACTGCTTGAACTGGGGTTTGCCAACGGAGACATTTTCTAGGTTTGTTATTGATAAGCGCTGTGGCTTGTTGAATATCGGTCTCTGAAACCTGATCAAACTGTGTTCCCTTCGGGAAATAGTAGCGAAGTTCTCGATTGAACCGTTCATTTGTGCCCCGTTCATTCGGGTGATAGGCGTG